TCAGCAGGAACGCACTACCCTTCTCGATCATCCCAATCTCCCCTCCATTCGTGCCGAGCGAAGTCGAGGCACCGGCCCCGCCTCACCCCTGCGCCCGATAAACCCTGACCGCGAACTCGCTGGTCGCGGTCCATGCCCGGTCCCGCCCGCGTGCGATCCGCCCGCGCACCAGCCGGATCGTCGCCACTCGCCAGCCGTCCGCGCCCAGATCCGCCGGCAGCGCATGGACCAGGTCGTCGACCAGCCCGGCCAACCGCCGCAGCCGCACCGGCCGCTCGGCGTCGTCGCTCGCCGACACGGTGATCCGCCCCTCGAAGCCTTCGACCTTCGCCGCGTCCCAGCGCGCCAGCACCGGCTCGTCGACCACCGCGAACGGCATCGCGCCGCGATCGGGCGGCATGTCGAACACCGACAGCGGTGCCAGCGACGCCCGCCCCCTGATCTGCGCGACCACCGCCGCCTGCAGTGCCTCGCGCGCGCTCACGCGATCGTCTCCCGCAACAGTCGCATCCGCCGCCACGGCCGCCACAGCGCCGCCACCGCCGCGGGCGGCGCCGCGGTGCCGTCGCGGTCGGCGAACAGATGCGCGATGAGCAGCACCACGCCCTGCGCGACCGGCGGCGGCAATGCGTCCCAGCTGCCGCCGTCGCGCGGCACCAGCACCGTCCCGCAAAACGCCTCGGCCAGCGCCAGCGCGCTCGCCGCATGTGCACTGAGCACCCCGGCTTCCGCGCCATCCTCCAGGCGCAGATGCGCCCGCGCCGCCGCCACCGCCGCCGCGATGACGCCAGCCGGCATCGCTGCCGTCATGATGTGTCTCCCTTTTCTCGAACCCCCCGGCACGGGGAGGGGGACCGCCGCCGAAGGCGGTGGTGGAGGGGTTTGTCCCTCGCCAACGGCCCCGCCGTCAGACGGGGACGGCTCGCGCCGCCCCCGCTGCCCGGCGCGGCCGAGTCCTAAGGTTGCTGACGCAACCTCAGGCTCAGCTTGCGCTGAACTTCAGCACCTTGATCGCCTCGCTGTTCGCCACACAGCCGCCGATCCGCTTCGTCGCATAGAAGCTGACGAACGGCTTGTTGCTGTACGGATCGCGCAGGATCTGCGTCTCGTTTCGCTCGGCGATCAGATATCCCGCCTTGAAGTTGCCGAACGCCACCGCCAGCGCATTGGCGGCGATGTCGGGCATGTCTTCCGCCTCGACCACGGGATAGCCGAGCAGCGTCGCCGGCTGGCCCGCCGCCAGGCTCGGCGCCCACAGCGGCGCGCCGTCGCCGGTCTTCAGCTTGCGGATGCGCGCCAGCGTCGCCGCGTTCATCACGAAGCTCGCGCCCTGGCGGTACGGCGCGCGCAGTGCCTGGACCAGGTCGATCAGCTGCTCGTCGGGCTGGGTGCCGAAATTGCCCGCGACCCCCGTCGCCAGATGCTCGATCGTGCCGAAGGCGCGGACCGCATCCTTCTGCGCCGCGGTCGGCACCTGCAGGAAGCCCTTGGGCCGATCGGTGCCGCTGCCGTTGACGAACGCCGCCCCCTCGGCGCGGGCGAATTCCGCCGCGATCTCGCTCGCCAGCCACTCCTCGACGTCGAACGCCGCATCGTCGAGCATCGCCTGGATCGCCGAAGGATTGGCGTACAGCTCGCCCATTGCCGGGGCCAGCTCGCGGAACTTCGGGCTCGCCGTCTCCGGTCGCGCCGCGGTCTCCGCCGCCCAGCCCGACGGCGTCCCGCCCGTCGTCACCAGCTTGCGATAGCCCGCCGTGCCCACCTTCACCACATTGGCGATGCTGCGGATCGGCGAGATCGACGCCAGCGCCCGATCGATCCCCGCATCGATCTCGCGCGGCACCGCATAGCCGCCGGCATCGCCGGTCGCCCCGGTAAACGCCTTCATCTCCAGCACCGCGCCGGTCCGAACGAACCCCTCGAACCCCGCCTTGTCCTGCACTCGCGCGCCATCCAGCGCCGGCCTCTCGACCACGTCCATGTCGTTCTCCTCGTTGAAAACTCTTCAGTCCTCCCCGGCACGGGGAGGGGGACCATCGCGCAGCGATGGTGGAGGGGGCGTGCGGCAAACGGCCCGCTCGCGGACCATCCCTTCCACCACCAGCCTGCGGCTGGCGGTCCCCCCCCCCCGCCAGCGGGGAGGACCTAGCTGCCGATAAAATCCACCCGCGCCGCGCCCTGCATCGGCACCGCGACCAGGCTCACCTCCGCCAGCGCCACGCGCAGCAGCTCGCGCCGCGCGCCCTGCCGCACCACCAGCGGCCGATACCCGACCGACAGCCCGCCCAGCGCTCGCAGCCGCACCAGCCGCGCGACCTCGGCATCCTCGATCCGCCCGGCGACGCGCAGCCCTCGCGCATCCTCGCCGATCGCCTCGATCACCCCCACCGGCGCGCCTCGGTGCTGCCACAGCAGCGGCACCACCCCGACGCCCGCGAAGGCCCCCGCACGCAGCACGTCCCCCGCCCGATCGACCAGGTCGAACACCGCCGCATAGCCGGCAAAGGCAAGGCTCATCGCAGCCACTCCCCGAACCCCAGCTTGATCGCCAGCCCCGCCAGCAGCAGCGCGCCGCACCACCCCGCGAACGACCGCCACGCCGACCGCTTGGCATCGCGCCACGCCCGCAGCAGCTCGCGAAGCTCCGCCACGTCCGCCGGTGCGCTCTGGTCGGCCAGACCCAGCCGCGTCAGCGCCCGCGTCGCGCCCAGCTCGCCCGCTTCCTCCGCAATCGCGCGCAGCGTCGCGATGTCCGCCCCCCGCTCCGCCCCTTGCGCCAGCAGCTGCGCCAGAAGATCCCCGCTCATCGCCCGATCCCCAGCATCGCGCGCTTCTCGTCGTCGGACAGGAAAGCCGCCCCGCCGACCGCCCGCCACAGCCGCTCGCGGTCCTCCGCCAGCGCCGGCACCCGGTCGAGGTCGACCGCCAACCGCGCCTCGTCGAACCAGCCGCTCAAGCCTTGCGCGATCCCCTCCAGCACCACGCCCGCCAGCGGCAGCACCGCCAGCCGCCACAGCGCCCGGTTCGCCTCCTTGTAATTGGCGTAGGTCGCATCGCCCGGCAGGCCGAGGAGCATCGGCGGCACGCCGAACGCCAGCGCGATCTCGCGCGCCGCCGCCTTCTTCGTCTCGGCGAAGTCCAGGTCGGCGGGCGTCAGCGACATCGCCTGCCACTTCAGCCCGCCTTCCAGCAGCATCGGCCGCCCAGCGTTGACCGCGCCCGCGAACCCCGCCTCCATCTCGGTCTTCAGCCGATCGAATTGGTCCGCCGACAAGGCCGATCCATCGCCCGGATCATAGACCAGCGCCCCCGACGGCCGCGCCGCATTGTCGAGCAGCGCCTTCGACCAGCGCGTCGCCGCGTTATGGATCGCCACCGCCCCGGCCGCAGCCCCCAGGCACCCTAGCCCATAATGATCGTCGGCGGGGTGGAAGCGCTTCAGGTGGATCACCTCGGGCCGCGGCCCATCGGCATGCAGCCGCACCGATCGCTCGCCCACCCGGTATCGATACGCCGCGGGCCACCCGCCCGCATCGACCTCGACGCTCACCCGCTCGGGCCGCAGCGCATACAGCTCCGCCGCCCCGCCATCGGCATCGCGCAGCACCTGGACATAGGCGTTGCCGTGAAGCAGCAGCTGCGCCGCCACCGTCTCGACCAGCGCCTGTCCGCCGCTTCGCGCCGCCACCAGCGCCAGCAGCGCCGGGTCCGACGCCGCGATCGGCGCCTCCGCGACGCTCTCCGCCACCAGCTTCACCGCCCGCTGCGCCACCGCATTGCCCAGATACGCCTCGCGCAGCTGCGCCTGGTAACTCGTCGCCCACCCGCCGAGCGCGACCGATCCCGCTACGCGCGCCAACGCCGGCCGCACGCCCTCGCGCGCAGCCCGTCGAAACAGCTTCATCCGATTTCTCCTGTTCAAATCCTCCCCCGCAGGGGGAGGGAGACCGCCCGGCGCAGCCGGGTGGTGGAGGGGCAGCCACGAGCGACAGCCTTCTGGTCTGCCCCTCCACCATGCCTCCGGCATGGTCCCCCTCCCCGTGCCGGGGAGGATTTGCCAAAACCTCCCACCCCCACCGGGGGAGGGAAAATGCTCACACCACCCGCACCGAAGCCCCCGCCTTCGTCCCCAGCATCAGCGCGGTCACCGCCCACACCAGCGCGTCCGCCCGATCGGGCGACCGCCCCGGCCCGGCATAGCGCCCGCCCGACACCAGCCCGCACAGCTCGTCCTCCAGCGCCGCGAATGCACCGACATGCTTCACCCGCCCGCGTTCGTAGAGCAGCGCCACCGGCTCCGCCCGCGCCACCTTCCCGCGCGATGCATGGACCAGCGTCAGCGGCAGTCCCGCGTCGCCCGCCAGCAGCGCCGACGTCACCAGCGCGCCGCCGTTGTTCCCCTCCGCCACCACCCGGTCCGCGCGATGCCGCGCCGCACAGCGCGTCACCGCACCCACCCAGGCATCGGGCGATCCGCCGACGCTCGCATCCTCC